CTGAGAAATCCAGGGTATGGGTTCCAATTCAGTACCACCAGGGCAATACATAAATTTACAACCCAACCATTTCTCATTAAATAAGACTGCGTGCTTTTCAGGTGTGAGGTTAACTAATTCAGGATTCCATGTTCCTGGCTTTATAACCAATCCCATGTTACTGAACTCTTTGATACATGCAGCTGGATCCATTAAGTCTATTCGTTTATGGATCAACACATTATACGCAAGGATACTCTTTACTGTATCAAAGACTGTAGTTCCTACAACACCCGTCCTTAAACTTGCTTTTGGCTTGTGATACATTTGAGTGCCATCTATCCAGAAATCACTGTCCACAGCAATCCATCTCCATACCCTTCCTATAGTATCCCAAAATGGATTTTCACCATGTTGTTCTCTATAAACAGCAAGTATGTAACTGATAGTCTGGTTTACTGTGTCATAATCCACATATGCATCTTGTTGGGTGAAATCTGGCATAACATTGTAGGTTAGGCCACCCTTTTTCCACACCAGCATTACATCGTCTCCATAAACAGCAACTTTCTTTTGTCCCTCTCTTAGACTTTCTACCCATTCTTTTATGTGTTTTCCACCACCATTGGCAATGGAGAACCCATAACCATTCCAACTATCTGCGTTAGTTATGAATGTTCCTAGGGCGTTTGTAAAATTTTGACATAAAAAGCTGATTAAAATTTGGATGGATGCATTCATGGAGAAGTACGGTCGTGTTTTCTCCTGCAACTCACTTACTTTGTATCGATCAGTTTTGTTTTTACATTCACAAGCAGTTATCCATGGTCGCTCTGCAAGCCACTTTGAGAGATCGCCTTCTGCCGCTGCTAGCAAATCTGACAAATCATCCATCACCTGGTTCCACACAACCATTTTTGACTCAAAGTATGGAGGCCCTGCACTGAAGTGCTTGGTGATTTTTACTGATTTTATCAAATCAAAATAGCTCCCGTGCCATGTTGGTAATCCTTTAACAACGGGAAATCTCTCGAAAAGCGTTTGCATGACATCTAAACCTTCCCTTTTGTACACTTCTGTGATAGATACTGGCTTGGCTTTCATCCATTGTTCTATTCTTCGAATAAAACCTTTCTTCGTACCAGATGTATACAGAACCTTTTCGATGTATTGTTCTGCTAGTGGATTTCTTCCCAGAATGTAAGACATTACTTCTCTATCTCTAGAGTCCACTGTAAATGATCTATGGGGTACAGTGATTTTGTAGTTCTTGTTTATTCGGTACTGGTCCACTTCGATGACACCTTTATCAACTGGTACTACTCCTTCTCTCTCTAAGCGACGTAACTTCGAA